GACCAGTAACACCTAAGGTTGTAAATGTAGAGACACCAGTAACTTGAAAATTATTTGCAGTAGCAAGACCAGTAACACCTAAGGTTGTAAATGTAGAAACACCAGTAACCCGTAGATTTACTGAGCTAGTAACTCCACTCACATATACATTTCCAGTTGAATCAATACCAACCGTATTTCCAACTTGGAATTGATATGATGGATTTGTGGTTCCTATTCCAATAGATCGTGATGTTGTAAGAGATTCACCAGAAGAAATCCAACCAACAGTAGCAATTGCGACTACTCCCGATAATAAAGATCCGTCACCTCTGAAGGAAATTGCAGTAATAATTCCTGATGCCGCACCAAGTGTAATTCCAGATCCAATTTTTACATCATTTTGAAACGTTGAAAATCCAGAAATGTTAACACTTCTGGATTCCAATAGACCATTTACTCTTGCAGTGCCATAAACATCCAATTCTCTTCCTGGAATTGATGTTCCAATACCAACATTTCCTCTTCCATCTACGATTAATCGGTCATTATCAACTTGAACACCACTTCTAAAGTTAAATGACTTCCTATAATTTGCCATTTTATATGCTTTTTAATTATTTATCTCGTAGTTTTTGTTCAAGAACTTCTACTTTATGAGAAAGTTCTTTGATTGCCTCAACAAGAAGAGGAACAATTCTGTGATAATCAACTGCCAAGTATCCATTATCTCGTTCTTTGACTGCCTCTGGAAGAACTTCAAGAATTTCCTGAGCAATGACACCAACATCATTCCCTTCCTTGCCAGACTTCTCATTCCAAATATAAGTATTACCACTGATTGAAAGAACTTTTGCAAGTGGATCTTCAATTGGTGTAATATTATCTTTTAATCTTTGATCAGAAGTGTAGAATGCAATGATATCCTGAGTAACTCTAAGTTCACCATTAACTGTTGTAACATCAGTAGTTGCATTACCCAAAGTTGTATTTCCATTGACACTTAAATTTCCACTAACGGTTAAATTATCATCAATCGTTGTAGTGCCACCAGCAGAATCAATTGTTAAGTTTCCTGAAGAAGTATCAATTGTATTATCAGAAGCAATACCAATTCTTATGTTATCAATAGTTGCTCCACCATTAGCATCAAGTAGACTGGAGAATGTTGATATACCTGTGACCGATAATTGATCATCAATCGTTGTAGTGCCACCAGCAGAATCAATTGTTAAGTTACCTGTAGAGGTATCAATTTCATTGTCTCCAGTAATTCCAATTTGAATATTATCAATTGTGGCACCAGCATTGGCATCAAGTAGACTGGAGAATGTAGAAACACCAGTAATGCTTAATGTTCCACCGACGTTTAGATTCTTCTCAATACCAACACCACCTTTAGTGATCAAAGATCCAGTTTTAGTATTAGTAGATTGAGTGTCATCAATAATCTTTGTCAGTGCCCTTAGATTGATATTATCATTGAAGTTAATTTCTTTATTGAATGTGACAGGTCCATCAAACTGAGAAAGAACTGTATTTGAGTTTCCACCTTCAACAACCAGTCTTTCTTTGACAGTAACCTCATCAAATACAACACTCAATCTTGACGGATCTTCACCAGTTACGGTTGGAACTGGTGTATCAAATGTAACTTCTTGACCAGTCGTAGCGGTTTTCTTCTGATTTCCAATGAAGAAATCACCTCTGTTGTTCATACCAGTGTAAACAACAATTCCTCCACTCTTTTCTTGAGATTGGACAAGAAATTCTTCTCTTTCTGAAAGAGATTTAATTTGAATTTGGGGGAGTCCAGTTGAATAGTTACCAGGACCATATCCAAGATATTCAAATGTATGTCCAGAGGCACGAATAATTGATGGTCTATGGAACTCAACAGGAATTGGTTTAATTTTTCTGATGAGTGATCCATTATCATGAGGTACTTTTCTTGTTGCAAGAGAACCACGAATAACCGTGATTTCATCATAATTGGGTGCAGTTCCACCAAGAGTGCTACTCGCAACTCTCATAATCTCTTCATCAATTTGGATGTAAGAACCGTAGGGGAATCTCTGAACAGTTCCAATTCCAGCATTTGGGATGCTAATTCTGATTTGTGTGTCACTTGTGAAACTGGTTACATAAGCAATTTCTTCATCAAAGAGAGGAAGACCTCGTATTCCCAGATTTTCTTGTGATTGGTCGGATATTCCATCATTTGAAGAAAGACCATGCTTCAGAACATAAGTTACAGTGCCAAGGTTCTCATTTGTGAGTGTGGTAAATGTATTAACACCGACTCTTGATTTTACAATAAAATCACCCTTATTGTTGTGATTTGCATCAAGAACTCTAAATTTATTTCCAGCAACTAATCCGTGAGCACTGGTAAAAGTAAACGTTGTAATTCCAGTGGCAGATCCATATGCAGTTGATGCAATACTTATGGAAGGTCCAACAACAAATGCGTATTGTGAGGTTGTAATTCCTGGATCTCCCGTTGTTCTGGCAACAGCAACTTGACTTGCTCCCAAGACACTTGTGATTCTATGATATCCATCAGAGGTTGTGCCAGCACCAGTAAATTGAACAACTTGCCCAACAGCAGATGAGATACCAGTTGTAGAAACTGTAAGTGCAACATCTGTGTTTACCCCATTATTACCAATAGCAGTTTCATCAAGTTCATAAGTTCCTGCGGTATATCCAGATCCTCCATTGGTAATGGATACTGAATTTACTTGACCACCACTTACAACAACAGTTGCCGTTGCACCCTGCCAGTTGGTGGTGCTTGTTCCATCTGGCAGAATCTTTACGTTATAGAATGTTCCGGTGCTATATCCAGCACCAACATTACTAATGGTTGCCGTTACAATACCAGCAAGATTATGTGCTCTTTCAAAGGTAATTGTTGAGACTCCAGATGAAGCACTTACTGTGGAAACTCCAATACCAACTCCAAATGTAGTTAATAACTTATCAGTATTCTCTCTTGTAATACTTTTTTTGAGGTCATTTGTTACGACTTTACCAAGTGGTGATCGTACAGAATATGACTTTGATGCTCTTGGGTTGTCATCAATATTATCTCTGTCAAGTTGTGGATAAAAATCCACAACACTTTGATTGTAAGATATATTAGTAAATTCGTTTTCAATTGTATTGCTTGCATTCAGAGCAAATACGTGATAGATACCATCTTGCTGCCCCTCAATATATTCTGAGATAGGTACACTACGGTAAATATAGATATTTGACTTTAGATCAGTTCTTTCAAATCTTGGCCAACTTGAAGTCTTAGATGTTGGAATTGTTGCGGGTGTTGTAACTTCATATGCAATTTCATATGTAAATGACAAATCATTTACAATGGATTTTATGGCATATGTTCCGTTATATCCCGAATTATTCTTTCCATTTGGGTTAATGGCAGAATCTTTTACATTATAAATGGTAACATCATTTCCAACTTGGAGATTATGTGGGATTTCCGTTACGATTGTTACGGTATAAACTCCACTGACTTCTGCAGATCGAGTACAACTTGCAATAAATCTTGGATTTCGATTGTATTTGTAGTCAGAAAGGTTGAGATTTCTTGTTGATGCAAGAGTAAAATCTCCATCTGTTCTGACACCAGTTGTACTTGACTCTTGAAGAATGAATCCAGGTTCTGGTGCCTTTGCATTTGTAAGTTCTTTTGGAATAACAACTCTCAGTTTATAGATTTTTTCATCCAAACTTCTTGAGTCTGGAATTCTTTTAATGTAAGATGGTTCTGTTCTATCTCCAAGAATGCTGACTCCACCAAGAGAATTGAGTTGTTGATAAATTTGATTATTTGCAGTTGAACGAATAAACCATTGATTTATTGAAGTATTAAATCCTACTGGATGTCCAATATCTCCAGCAATCTTATCAGATACTCGACTTAGAATTCTAAGATTCTTACCAAGATATGCAGTAATTGGGGATCCGATATCAGCATCAGATGGAGAAGATGCTAATTGAATTTCACCTGTTATTGAAGATAGTGAAACACCATCCGTTCTTATACTATTAGCACTTGGAGTAATTGCATAATAAACTGTATGTTCAGTAATATTTTCTGGTAGATCTCCAGTATCACTAATAATGATAACTTTTTCACCATTCTCAATGGCATTAGTGCCAATAGTAAATTTATTTGATGCGATTGTTGCAGTGTATTCCTTGACACTGCTTGTCACACCATCAGACATCAAAATACTTGCAGAGTATTCTGTATTGTTTAATTCAACAAATAATTTATCATTTAGTTTAGCGCCAACACGATATCCTTGAGTTAGAATTGGTGGTACATCATCTTTTGATGTAAATCCATAAAGATAAATTTTATCTGCACTGGGATTTTTGGATGTATTCGTCGTGACTCCAACATCAATTGAAATCCAATCGATTTCTTTCTGAGTTTCTACGATTGATCTGGGAGTTATAATATTTGTAATAAACGTATTATTATCCTTGGCAAATGCTTCTTTTCTAAATCCTTCCGAGTTGAGAGAGATTTGTCCAAAGTTTGAGTTAGAGTTTGTAATACTCAAGTCTCCACCAGTTTCAGAATCAAAGTGTTTAGAAAATCCAATCGCAAAGACAGATACAACCTGAATAAATCCATCATTGCTAACTTTAATATGGCTGGTATTCCACCCACTTCTATAAATTGCCTCAGAATCTAAGTGATATGCAGTATTTGTACTTGTCGATGAGGATTGAGTGGAGAGAGTAGCACCAGTTACCTTAGTCGCATCATTTCCAATATAAGTTCTTGAATCTGGAAAATATTTTACAAAAGCACGGTCGTCTTTCTGAAGTGAAACTCCAGTGAACTGTGCAACAACCATTGAACGGAATCCTGATGCCTTGCTACCATCGGCGTGCATTCCATTCATACCCCAAATCGAACGCATCGAAATGTTGAAGATGTAAGGAGATGCACCAGATACTGTATCAGTTTCAATAGTTACCTTGGCACCAGCAGTGCTTCCTATAATTTCCAGATCTCGTCTGGCACCTGGAATCAAATATGTAAAGGTGGTGCTATTTGAAGTTGTCTGAACTTTTGTAGAAATATTATAATCAACCGGTACTACATTTCTAATTTTGATTGGAGTTCCTTCAATAAAATCATGAGGTACGTCTGTAACTACAGTAACTAAATTGCTACCACCACTAGAAATACTGATTGAAGTAATGGAGATATCATCAGTATCAAATGCACCTACAATTTCCCATTCTGGTCTTTGCTTGGCAAATGCATCTGGATCTGTTGGGTACTTATCTTCAGATTCAATCGGTCTATTTGTTCCCTCACTGAAGGCATAACCCAATTTTGCATAATACATGTCAAGGTCAGTAAGACCCGTAGTTGAATACTCATTTACACCATCAGCATACTCAAAGCAAGTTAACTTGTGGTGTGAAAAAGTTGGTTTTGCAGTATCAGTGAAATTGGATGGATTTGTATAAACATTGCCAGACTCTAAGGCATCAAAAATACAAAACTGCCAAAAATAACATGCACCAGTAATTCTAAAAATTGCACTGCTATTTGTTGTAGGATCTGTTGGGTTAGGAACGTATTTTGGACGAATCTTTGTTTTACGAAGATCCAAACCAACGATTGAAGTTCCTCTTGGAACAATCACACCACCATAAATGCTATTAAATTTGATAAGATCATTATTAGATTGTGTTAAGTCAAAGTTTGATGTAAGAGAAAGACTTAGTGTGCTTGATGCAGTAGGGTTTTCAACACTCTGAGATCCCTCTGGTGGGATTACTTTTGCCGATCCACTGGAATTATAGATTCTATAACCAGGTCTGTTGTCAACTGTATGCTCACCAGGCATCAACAGAATGGTTGTTTTTTCTGTAATATCGTTATTTGTTCCTTTAACGTAAGAAAATCTTGCAGATTCGATCAGTGCTCTCTGAATCGTTTTAAACGGTCTGGCAAGTGAATTTCCTTGATTATCGATGCTATCTGTGGAATCAAGGTCACTTGGAGAAACATAAAGAATACGACCTTCAGTATTCTTAATAAAATTATCAAGTTTATTTAATGGCATCTTTCTTGCTAATAGACCTTATTATGTTTTATTTATCCCATCAAATCTTCCCCATTAAATTCCATAATATCTTCTGGTAGGTCTTGTGGATTCTCTAAATCCATCTCAAATAATAGTGGATGTGCCTCTTCGTCTATCAAGTAGAAAGAGTTCTTAAATAAATCTTCTGGTTCAAATGTTCTTTGCTTATCTGCTAATCTACATAGGTCTTTATCATATAAGTGCCCGTCTGGTAGTTCATCAAAAGTAAATGGAACTTGATTGATAAAGTACATCTTAACAATCATCGTGCCTTCATTATACCAGCAGTATCCTTGACTGATTTGATAAGACATTTGAGTGTTTCAATATCTTATATTTATTTTTAATAGGAGGAGCGGGATTCGAACCCGCACTGTACAAATTTTAAGTTTGGTGTCTCCTGCCAGTTGGACTACCCTCCCAGGTATAAGACTATTATAACTCTAAGAATCATAATAATCAAGTGCTCGTTGAGGGAATCTAACCCACCTTCGGCGCTTTATGAGAACGCTGCATTCAAACAGATTGCTAAACGAGCATATGCTATTCGCAAATAACGAATAGCAATACGAGTGCCTGGATTCGAACCAGGTCAAAGCCGCTAATCTGGCGGAAAGAGTTTATAAGACTCCTCTGACTACCAAGTCTCACTCGCATAAAAACTAGAGTATTACTGAGCTTCGTTGTTTTCGTCGGTGTATATTCGCATGAGTTCGCCATCTGCGGGCATCACCACTGATGCCTGCCCGTCTTCGTTGACTATACCAAAATGTTCTCCATTTTCGACTCTTTCCATAAGTTCGTCGAATCTTTCTTGAAACTCTTCCACACTAAAAACTTCCATTTCTCAAAGGGGGTTGGTATATGCAAGGCAATCATCACTTACCTGACTGCGAACAACTTCCAGTACATTCATAAACTGGTCGATAGATTCACATTCTACAAGTTTCTCTGCACCTTCACTGGAATATAGGTAGAACTTACGTGCCAGAGTATCTACGACGCAACGGGACAGGAACTCTTCGGTGGGCATTTGGTCTTGTGTTGATTACCCTCATATTATAGGACATCTGGGTCCTGGTGTCAAGGGGGTTTTAAGAAAAACTTTGAACTGCTGCAATTACAACAGAGTTTTTAGTTTTTCTTGCAGAAATTTGTTCATGTAAATTTTTATTTCCCCAGTTCTGAAGTTCTTTTTCACTTTTTGTTGTTTTTATATAATTTAAATTTGTTCGATTAACTGCAGCATCTCTTTGTGTTCTTAAAACTTCAATTTCCCCTAAAAGTGTTGTGATTGAATTTGCAATCGATACACAAGTGGCAGCAGGTATTGTAGATCCAGTATAATATCTTTGTGAAGCAATAATTCGAGCATTATGGTCACTAGAAGTTGCAGATATATCAGTTCTACCTATACCATATAAAAGAGTCCCTCCATCGTTTTGTTTTTCATTCTCATAACCATATCCAGCATAAGATGTAATTAATGTTATGGTGTTATCAGGGTCAAATGGATTACTGGCAGAAAAATTTTGATTCGGTCCTGCCATATTTTCATAAATGCCAAGTGCATCTCGATCCTCTTTGATCTCGGTATAAGTTTGATAACCAAATGTTGTAGAACCAAGTCCGGTTGCACAAGTGGTATCTCCAACTAAAACTGTACTGCAGGCAATTCCTGGCCAACAATTTCCACTGTTTGCCTGAATTGATAAGGTAACTATTTGTTGTTTTTTTACATTGATTTGTGCGTTAAATCCAATAATTTGGTTGTCAAGGACTGCGCAGAATTCTTGAAGTGTTTTTGCATCCTCTTCAATTTGTTTTTCAATTACACCTACTACGCTTTCATCATAAAGATTACTGTCCTCTTCAACTACATCTTTATCCCAAGTTCCATTATCATTTTGTACAACTGAAACTTTTTCTATTTTAGTGGGAACATCAATATCAGACTGTTTATCAAATGCACCATCAAGTTGATTTTGATCATTTTCAAAAACTTTGACGACACGATTTCTTAAATTTTCATCCATTTTATCAAATAATCTTAATAATTTTTATTTATTGATGTTCTAAAACTAAAATTCTCTGCTTCAACTCTTCAATTTGTTTCTGTTGCTCTTTAGTGCTACCAATTAAAATTGCAACCAAATTCTCATAAAGAACTCTCTTTACTTCTCTAGATTTATCACCCTTAACGTTTACTTTTGTCTTGCAAACAACTTCTGGAACAACTTTTTCCACTTCTTGAGCTATTAATCCAATCATTTGGGGGTATTCTTCTGCCAGTTTTGGGACGACATCTTCATCCCAATCAAAAGATACTGGATTAAGATTTAAAACTTGATCTAAGCAATTGGTATTTTTTAAAGGTTCTATGTTTTTCTTTAATGTAATGTCAGAAGTATGAGGTCCGACTGAAACAAAAACACCATTATATTTCCAAAAACCGGACAGATCCCCATTCGGCGATTTAAAGTCTGTTTTTAATGCGGCAACACCAAAATCTGGAGCCTTTGCACCCCAAGAAGGAACTACAGAATCTTTAAGACCATTTTTTTCACTAAAAACAGCACTATAGGAAATATTCAATGCTCCAAGACTTATATCTGAACCAATTTTAATATCAGATCCAAAGCAATTTCGAATACCAGTAAGTTGTTCCAATCCAAGTGTATTAATTGAGAGTGGAGACGTAAGTGAAGGTCCAACAACTAACGAAGCAGTAAAAGGAGTTGCCGTTGCACCTTGACCACAATGTAGTTTATGAATTGATGCTGTTCCTGGTTCCCAAAATCCTTTTGGAAAAAGAAGAGCCCCACCAACTAAAGGACTAAAAACATCTAATGTACCAGTTTCTATCTTTGTAAATGCCATAAATTTCTCCTTACTTACAACTTAATGCAATTCCATCAATTAAACTTTTAAGTGGTCCAGGAATAAAATTTCCTAAAATTCCAGCAAGAGGAGATCCCTCACTTATATCTTTGCATAAGATATAAAGCATACCTTGTCCATTTAATGTAATTGAATCTGCGCTTGACATACAAATTTTTGCACCACCAAGAGTCATTTGCTCTCCAGATACCATAGTTATGGCTTCATTTGCCTTTACCATAAATGATCCATCATTACCATCACCAACAGCTTCAATGAAAATATTTTTTGCTTTTAATTTAATATTCCCATTTTCGGCGATAATTGAAATATCACCTTGCTCAACAACAATTGATTTTGTAGTATTTTCATCTTCTTTTTGCTTTCTGTTATCACCGGGTTTTTGACCCTTGATAATCTCGTGAGACGTTCCACGAACAATCTCTCCCTTATTTCCATTCTTTGTATGAGTTTCATTATACCCATTTGTTAATGAAACTGTGTACTGAATCCCAGGATCTTTCTTTTCATCTGCTCCTGGACCAAAGAACATTTTTCCATAAGTATTGTCACTTAGTACCCATTCTGGTTTTGGCATATTTTACCTCACACAATCAATAACTCTGATGATATTCCTCTGACCCGTCGAAGTTGTTGCTCCAAGTTCATCATCTCTTGCTATTCTACCTTCAATAGTAATATCTCGACGTGTCTTTGGATCTAAAACTCTTCTACTAATTGAATCGATAGAAATATTTGGAATTGCATTTAGATCAATTTGACCTGCACCACCATCACCACCATCACCAACACCACCAACACCACCATCACCACCAGTTCCACCAGGTCCTGGATTCAATCTAATAATTTCAAACACAGGTTTAATGTCAACTCCAGACCCAGTATCACTATTTATTACTATTTCAGGAATGTCTGTGATACCACATACTCTATTTGCAAGTTTAATTTCTATAATTTGTCCAGATTCGGTCATTCTTATAACGGCCTCAAGGCCCTCAATGTTTGGAGTAATTTTAACAATATCAGTTGGTTTGTAACCAATTCCAGTGGAAAGAATCTCAAATCCAGACAAGCAAACAATGTAATCATTAACCTTCGTTCTTGTTGAATCTTGTTCTACTGGTTCGTCAAATTCATTTAATCCTGTTGGTTGACTGACATAACCTGCACCATTATTTACCATTATAATATTAATGACTTCACCATCATCATTAATTTCTGCATATGCCGATGCATAGTTTCCATTTTGACAAGGATCTAAAATTGTAACAAAAGGAGGACTGCTATAATTTAATCCACCAAATACTAAATCGACTCCAACAATTCTGCCCATTTTATCAACAACCGCATTTCCAATAGCACCAAATCCTCCACCACCAAAAATTTCAATTGATGGTGGTCCACATCTAAATGGTGCAGTATCACATTGAACAATACTATCTGGTAGGGTTCCATCATATTGTCCCAATGTCCCACCAAAAATTGGTAGATCTTTAGTCCATCCAGTTGCACCTTCAATAATTGCAGAATCTGATGGTATAGATAAAAAGTTATTAAAATTATCAATATCTTGTTGATTAGGACCATCCTTTAGAGGATTTCCTATAAAACTCTTAATCTGTGGGCAATTTGGTTTTGCACATAAGAATGATTCGAATCCAAGAATAAAGTCAAGTGCCTGAAAGACTGATCCAGCAATTTTACCAACCTGACCTAATACGTCATTAATTTTATCCAGTACAGGACCAATTGCCTTATCAATATCTGCAGCCAATTTGTTGATCAAAGAATTTGTCCATTGTTGTGCGGCACAGAAAGGAACATTTACAATTTTACCAACCAATTCAAATAAGAAGTCACCAACCATTTGTGCCAACCCTTTGGCAATATCTTTGAATTTGCAAAAAATTGTATCAATAACTTTTTGAATAATAGTATTTTTGATTGCCTTGGCAACGGTTGGCAACAGCATATCAATTAAATCTTGTATACCTGCTCTTATTTTTCCGATCAAAAAATTTCTTAATCTTTGAATAAGAATTTTAAGAATTGCCGCAATGATACTTCCAGTATTACGAATTAAATTACTAATTTGACCAACTTTATTAATTACACCATTAACATAAAGTTGACCATATTTCTTAATTTTTTTTAGAGTTTTAAAAAAACTGAGTAATTGAGTATTAATTCCTGCTAATTCTGAAGTTCCACAGGGATCTGGTTGAACTCTTTCCGTTTCATATGTTTGTAAAGCTTCTTGATATGCAGTTGAATTAATATATGCTTCACATTTAGGAGGATCTACATATGCTGCAACTCCTTTATCAGTTTGTTTTGTTTTACAATCGGCAGACTTTCTAATTGCTTTTTCTTTGTCGATTGAGTCAAGAATATTTTGAGTTGATTTAAATAATTCTTGTTGTTCTGGTGTCCAAGTGTCAGAACCTTGTTCATTTAATTGTGCAACTACATCATTTGAACCTTTTGCAATTCTGTCTAATGTTTCGTCCGGAACATTTGTCCATACGGGACTTGGTTGAATTGGAGTGTCGGGAACAAAAACTGATTGTTGATTTGAAGGTGTTGTTACATCAGGATTACTTGATTCCGATTCATTAAATTTTTCGACTGGAAGTTCGATTATTGGAAGAGGGATTGGAGTACGTGTTGAAGTTGTTGTGCCAGATGGAGTACTTTTAGAAACTTCTTGACTTAAAAGGCGTAATATTCCAGTTCTTGCTCCAGTTTTAACTCCTAAGTATTCTGCAGCTGATTCCGTTAAATCATACTCCCTTCCTGGTTCGAAAGGACCCCTATCCTTTACTTGTAAAACTATCTTTTTTCCATTATTAGGATTGGTAAATTGTATTTTTGTTCCAAGAGGTAATGTTTTATGAGCAACCCATAAACTATCTCTTTTGAGAACTGTTCCATCTGCAGTTCTATTACCATAAAAACCAGGACCGTACCAACTAGCAACTCCTTCTGATTTTACGTCTGCCATTATAATACTACCTCCATATGACGATATTTATGATTGTGCTCATGAATTTCCTGGAAATTCAGGACTTGCGACGAATTGCCTAAATTCTCTTTGAGCGTTTCGAGCAAGAGCAGCTGAAAGAGTCGTTGCTCCTTGAATATCTGAATCAGTGCCGACTGCTGATTGTGCTCCTGGCAAGAATTGTCCAAATCCAGCATCTCTGATTTCTTGCCTAAATTCTCTTTGAGCGTTTCGAGCAAGAGCAGCTGAAAGAGTCGTTGCTCCTTGAATATCTGAATCAGTGCCGACTGCTGTTTGAGAATCTTTAGTTGCATCTTTAATTTCTTCTTTTGTTGGTTGTGCTGGTCCTTTTGGTTTTGTAGAATCTCCAATAATTTGATGCGATCCTGGAGTCAATCCAGAATTGAATCGATCTACTCTTTTAAATTCGGTTGTACCATTTTTAGAGGCTCTTATATCAAACTGAGTAAGATTATTACCCAACACCTGAACGATTGCTGGTATCTGCTCACTTTCGTCCAAATAACATGCCATGACCCATTCACCACCCCACAATCCACATGAACCACCATTTAGATTTCCATGTGAAGTAGGTTTTAAAACTATTGCCCAGGGTAAGTTTTCGTCTTTTACTTCATTGGTACTTGGATGCTTTCCTGGTATTCTAATTCTTACTCGATCACCATGAGCATCGTGCCACTCTGGATTTGTTAAGTATTGATTTTGTGCAGGAGCAACTTGAGCAATAAAGAATTTATTAATATTGACGGTTCCTAAATTACTCATTATTTGCTTTTATTTGTATATAGACCGTAAGTGTCACGAACAAGAGTCATTGAAGTAAAAGATCTCAAGGAATCAAAATGATGGCACAAATTAACAATCAAATATTTTCCACTATTGACTGGATCACCAACTCCCTGAGTCTTCTTTCCCTGTGATAAAATTTCAAAGTCACATTGAATTGTATTACCTGCTCTCAAATTTGGATTGCATGGAACTTGAATTTGTATAATTTGTGTGAACAGCAAGTTATATCTCATTGTTGACGTTGCCTGCCATTCCTTTGGATCATTATTAGGATCATCTTTTATTTTAGCACTCAAGGCTCCAATATCCTTAATATGGAAGTGAGTTCTTGTAAAAGATTTTACATCCGGTAATGATATATTTTTGCCCAGTGATTTTTCAAGTCCTTTGTCAGTTAACTTATAAATTATCTCTTCATATTTAAATGATTGTGGATCCCAAAAAATATTTCGACTATGATAAACACCAGATTTTAATGCAGTAATTAAATCTTCTCGTTTAATATCCGATTTCAATGCGATTTTAAAATCATTTTGATCAGTCTCTACACCAGACTTCAATACGTCTGTTCTATAGTATGATGCAACTGGTGGTTGAGAAATTAAATCATCAATTGCTCTAAAATTAAAACCATCTCTGGTTTCATAGAAAAAGTATCCAGGATTGCCTTTTACTGGTACTGATTTTGCTGCTAATCGGCATATGATTTCAAATGGTGAATCACTATTTCCCATGTATGAATATGAGTTTTTAGTTGGTGTTTTAGTAGCAAGTTTAGTTTGAAAATAATTTGAAAGCAAATTTTCAACACTATTTGTAATATTACCGGAATATTTTTTGAAGACGGTAGCTTCTTGATTTAACTTTGCAGATTTTGAAACCAAATTCATGATGATTGCTTCACGATTTGATTCTTGATTTGGATTAATTTGCTTATCAAATAATAAAGCATTTCTTGTAAAATCTAAGGTTCCCAATTTAGATCTAATTTTAAAAGAAACATTTACATCACCTGTGAGAGGAAGTGCAGAGCTTAAAGTTCCAGATCTTGTTTGTCTATCATAAATTTGATCATAATTGGTAGATCCACCAATGTCCATTAAAGATAAAATGGCAGTAACATTTGGTGATAAAAGACTTTCGTAGTAATCAAAACTTGTTGTTCTGGCACCATAAGGATCCTGTCCAGTAATATCTATTTTCTTACCATTCTTTTGAATTTCAAAAACTTCATATGCCGATGCCTGTGCTGCATTTGCCATTTATCTTATGATCTCCATATTTCTGGTAATTTTTGTCTTTGTGGTGGTGAACTGGATGTTTGTTGTATTGGAACTGTATATGGAAATGGTATAAAGGTTTCTACTGGTTGTATAGCATAAATGAAGAGTGATTGATTTCCACGATTACTTGTACTATTTAATAGTTTTCTGTTACCACCTCCACCACCAGGTCTTTGTAATGCTTTTAAAAGTTGTCCAGCCCCAGTGCTAATTGGATCAGAATTAGGATTAGGATTGTAAGGGTCCAATTTATATGATGATGTAGGTTGTATCAATTGTGCTGGTTTTATATTTGATGCAGGAGTTCCTTTTGGTTTTTTTCCCTCCCTTTTAATCACTGAAGTTGTTACCCCACCAGCATTAGAATACGGTCTCAAATCCGTTCCAGGTTCAAAAAAGTCCACACTTGTATGTGGTCCACGCATATTTCCAGCACCACGAATTGCTCTGTTATTTTTATGGTCCCAACCAACTGGACCTAAAAATTGACCAGGAGTGACCTTATCACCAGCTTTTAATCTAACACCTCCCGGTGGAAAGTGAGCATACAATGCATCAAACATTTTTCCTGTCGCAGGATCTTTACTTCTAATTCTTAGACTCTGCCCATATCCACTATAAACTGGTGTGTCTACTACTTCTCCAGCAAAAAGGGAGTAATTGTTTTTGTAGTCTTTAAAACTGAAATCTAATCCTGGTTCTCCAGAGGCATCTCTTCCTTGCCCCTCATAAAATACTATGGTTGCATCACCAGTTGGTGATTCATAAGGAAATTCTTTATTATTTCCAGGACCAGGCAAGGCTGGATCATTTCCAGGTCCAGGTCCTGGCCCTGGTCCAGGTCCTCTTTTATTTTTACCACTACCAAAAGGTAAAGTATATTCTCTAAAATTCTTCGACATTTCTGCAAATGCCATCACATTCTTTTCATCTCTTTGAACTGTTTGATTGATATTTTCAACTGCTAAAGAAAAATCTTCAAATCCAGTATTCATTCCTCGTTCTGCTCTCTTGAGCTGACCACTTTTTCTTGGTTGATATGGTGCTTTGGTTTGTTGATTTTTATTTTCCTGAACAGTTCCACCCTTAGAATATTTTTGTGGTTGAGCAGGTTTTGGTGTAGGTGTTACTTGTGGTGTAACAGGTTTTGGTGTTGATGGAGCAGGTTTTGGTGTTGCTGGAGCAGGTTTTGGTGTTGCTGGAGCAGGTTTTGGTGTTGCTGGAGCAGGTGATTGCATATCCTGCAATTCTTTTTCCAGTTTAGTAATATCTCGATCTGCTTGATCGGCAGATTTGAAATCATTTTCAATATCTTTATCAATTGCCTTTAAATTTTGATCTATGTCTTTTTGCTTTTGTGGTGTTAAGACATTAATAAGTTCTCCAAGTTTTTGAAATCCTGTTCCAATTGTTGTTAAGACATTTCCTACTGATTTTATAAAGTCACTGTTAAAAAACTCGTCAATTTTTGCAATAATGGCAGGAAGTTTTTGAATCAGGATACCAAGAGCAATTAATCCAAAGAAATCTAAAATTTTATCAAAAATACTTCTGGCAGGGGCAGTTACGGCACTCATCAATCTTGAAAATCCTGCACCAATTCCTAAATTTTTAGTTTCTACTCTGGTTTCTTCTGCTTTTAATTCTCTTTGTTTTTCTAATTTAAAAAACAAGTCTTTTTTCTGAATTTTAAGTTTTCTCAGTTCTTTATTCGAACTGATCAGATAACTTTTAATATTGGTAACATTCAGTTTGAGTTGTTTGACTTGAGTGTCCATATCTTACACCATTAACTGAATTCCATATAAGGAAGGTGTAACTTCCATATAAGGATTTGCAAAGTTTACTGGAGATATCACGGGAACATCAGTTGCCTTGCCTTGCATTTGTGGTATTTGTGGTGGTTTTGATGATTGCTTTGGTAAAACCATTGGTAAGAAGGTCATTCCACCAGAACCAGCAGAAACATTCATACTGATGTTTGTGATTCTTGGTGCCGCAGATACTGATGCAGATGGAGTAATAGTTTTTGGAGAGATTGATGGTGATCTCATTCCACCACCACCAGGAGGAGTTGGTTTAGTTTTTTTCTTTAAGATCTCGTCCTTCAAATACTTATTAAAATCTTCTATAACTTTTGAAAATTCTTTAGACACATCTTGTTGATAGTCGGAAACATTAAATAATTTGCGAATTGCCTGTGTAAAAAGTGTCCACAATCTTCCGGCATTGTCGTTAAGATCCTTGAGAAGAGGTCTGAATAACATTGCAGAACTTGTACGGATAACTTCTTCACCAGGAGCAAGCATTGCTTTTACACTATCAACCAGTCCAGATCCTTTTCCTGGAACTGTCATTCCATTAGATGCTTTGATTGTTCCACCATTTTTCTTACCATTTTGGTTTTGGAACATTCCATACCCAAACATACTTCTTACTGCTTGATCAACACCAAAACCAGCGGCCATCGAGGTTATAATCATAGGAACTCCTGGAGCAGCTCCAGCACCAGTTGCTGATAGCCCTGCTCCACCACCAGCCATTAAGAATGTAGTAAGCCATCCCAAACCATAAGCAGACAATTTTACTACAATAGCTTTTACATCACCCCTTTCTGCGTCAGATTTTAATTCATCAAATAATAAAAAGAATCCAAGTGCTCGAAAAATTTTTCCTATTGGTGCAAAAAACTTTTTAAAATTACCTAAAAATGATGCAAACTTTGATTGTGGTGGAATAACTGGTTTTGCTGGAACTCCTGGAGCTTGACCAGGAGTGCTTCCTGCACCTTTATATGGTGATAATGGATCCGTTACTAATGGAGAACCTGATGGTGTTATGAGTGGTTGTGTTGGTCTTGGTCTTGGTGTTGGTCCATATCCACTTCCTTGAGTAAGTGGAGATCTGGTAGGTGGTCGTTGGTTTGGTGGTGAAGGTCTTTTTGGTCCCTGTGGTGTTGCTCCACCTCCTTTTGGGGGTGAAATATTTTTAATAGCTTGTGAAAGTTTTTTAATAGCTTGTGAAAGTCTACCTGGTAATTTCCACAACCACCTTCCAAGTAAAAAAAGTCTTCTCACCCATTTAAAAACTTTATATACTATGATTGCAATGACTGCTGGAATAAATGATTTCCCAATCCAATAGAAAATTTGATCTAATAACTTTCTATTGTTTTCGTCCTGTAACCACTTATATGCAGCATTATAAACTATACCAGTTAAAATAAGAGAGAAAAACTCCTTGATCTTATCAAAAACATTTTTAATTGGAGCAGTAACTCTACCTATAATTGACTCTCCAATACCAGAGATTTTTTTACCAACACCTTCTATAGATTTTTCCTTTTCACCAACTTTTCTTTTTGATTCTGCTGATTTTATTTTTTTGACTGCTTCCTTTTCTTCTGCAATTCGCATTGCAAAATCAAGAGAAAGTTGCTTTTGTATTTCAACAAGAATTCTATTTGTTTCTATAAGTACTTTATATGTTTCAGTTTCTTTTAATGTTTCTACTGGTTTCAGAGACTCCAGTTTTTCTTGTAATGCTACCTTAGGTTTTATAAAACTAAATTTAGAAGTTTTAAGATTTGGTTTAATAGGACTGGAAGATGAAATAGCAGAAGACGCACGAAGAACTGAAGAAGAGATGTTTCTCTTGCTCAACTTTGATATCGATGGTGATCTGTAGATTTGATTAATGTCCACTCTGCTGCTGAGCCTTTAGGTTTTCTTCTTCAATATACTGTTCAAGTAAAGTAAGGTATACTTCCCTTTCCCAGGGAATCATATTCTCAATCTCTGTCAATGAATATTTATGATGCTGCATCAGGGCAAAGTTAACCTTATAGTATGACTCAAGATTAGTATGAGCCATACTCAACTGAAAAAACTTGCCAGGCCCTCCAGAACAACCTCAGATTCTACTTTTGTATTTGGATTTTTTACAGTAATTGTATGTGACAACTTCGGCATTGTTATAAAGAAAGATTCAATTTCTTTAAACTGCTTTGTATTCAGTTGCTCAAGAAATTCATCAAGTTCTTTTTTCGTACAATCGGATGCACTCCAACTTTCTTCGGCATCATAAATTATGTCAATACAAGATGTGATCATACTCAGAGACTTACTTACATCACTCACATTATCACTGGTTTCAAAATTATTCTCGACAAACTGCTCCAGTGATGGATACTTAAGTTTCATCGAAAGATTGTCATCAAGTTTGATAATATTCTTATGATCTTTATTTTTCTGAACCTTGATTGAATCAATGTCAATTTCCATCTGAACAGTTGTCTCACCATCATCTGGACAGGTTACATTTACCTCTACGGTTTCACCAACAGACTTGGCACGAACATTGAGAAACAAATACTCAATATCAAATGTCGAAAGATCTGTTACTTTCACAGTTTTTGTAAGAATGCAATCTGATAGAATTTGAACCACGGCATCTGTAATCTGTTTCATGTTCTCAGATTCGAGTGCCATAATCAGGATTTTTTCTTCTCTGACTAAAAAGGGCCTATATCTGATTTTCTTTCCAGTCGAAGGCAATTCCAACTCATATGTTGGGGTATTAATCTTTGGTAAAGGCATAATGACCTATAAAACTTCAGTTTTGATTATTTATTAGGCCAGTCCTTCGTTTGGATCTTGAAATACTGGATAAATTACTGTGCCAGGTATTCTTGGATCTTTAAATGGTTTTGTAGTTGTAAGAGCTTTATTTCTAATTTCCATATCAAATTCTTTTGTAAAATCTCGACTTACAACATAACGATCAAAATTAAAAGTTACTGTTACTTTTAATAATTCTGCGGATCCATAAGAAACTGGAAGAGAAGTAATCCCCTTTGGAAAAACATTTACAAAAGTATAGTTTAACTCATATTTAAAATCTCGTTCAAATTTTGATATCGTCATGTTGTCAACTTTATAAGAATCTGGAAAATTAAATCTTCGGTAAATATTTCGTCTAAGATCAGTTGCGGCAGCTGGTTCAAGCAATGAAGGACTGTTGCCACCAGCAATATAATCCATCCATCCTTCAAAAAATCTCAATATCGAATAATCAGCATCAACATAAAATGTTAAATCGATGTCCGTATAAAGTCTGGTATGAGCAAATTCTTGAGTTATACCCATAAAATTATCCTTAACTTCTGCAGTTGCATAAGAAGTTGTAGGCAATGTTGCTTCAGAACAAAGAAACCCTAATTTAGTTTTGGCAAATATATCAATATTGGAAAGATCTTCACCAGGATAACTGGTTTCATAATGTTTTTTTAAGTCACTTATAATTGGAATATTTACAAGATAATAATTCGTCTGAGACAGATTGCCCACCAATTCTCTGGCTCTGCTCATATTAATTTTCTGTACAAGAGAACTTGCCACTCTAAATACCTTATACGAGTCTTATATTATTAAGTATTTAGATGTCATATAAAGGAAGATTTCAACCTTCTTGCCCAAACAAATATAGGGGTGATTATCAAAACATAATTTATCGTTCTCTATGGGAACGCAAATTCATGATTTATTGTGATACAAATAAAAACATTTTAGAATGGGGAAGTGAGGAGATGTGTCTACCTTATAAATCCCCTGTAGATAATCGTATTCATAGATATTTTCCAGATTTTTATATTAAAGTTCAAGAATCAAACGGAAAGATAAAAAAATATATTGTTGAGATTAAACCATTCAAACAAACACAAGAACCAAAAATTCAAAAAAGAAAAACTAAAGGTTATATTTACGAAGTTGTAGAATATGCAAAGAATCAAGCAAAGTGGGAAGCTGCAAGAGAATGGTGTACTGATAATGGTTATGAGTTTAAAGTACTCACAGAAAATGAATTAGGTATTCAATAATGCCAAGAAAAACACTCAAAGAAAGAAGAGAAGAAAATCCAACAAACGATAAAACAAATCGTGTTCGAGAATTAGTTGATGAAATTAATGGATTAGAAAAACCAAGAGATATGATGAATAAAATTAAAGAAACTCTGTCTGCCAGTGGTAAAGGTAGTGTAAGATCTGGTGCCATCTATACTTTTACTTATAGAGCAAAAACTTCTGGTATGGGTTATGATCCTTATCCATTGGTTGGAGTTACAAAAGTTTTTAGTTGGGGATTTGAGGGTATTAATTTTCACTGGGGAGAATCTCGTAGTTATACTTGGAATGAAATACTTGGTGATGTTTATGAAGTTCAACAAGAAGAATTGGAGGATATGAAAAGAATATCTTATGCCGATCTTTTCGAAAATCCTTCTAAATAATTAGAAAAAATAAATGGCTAATAATACAAGATATCAAAATTTAAGATATCCTTATGAAGCTATCTACCCTACCACAGATTATTTACAAATAGGTATTGCAAAATATACTGCATCTGGTGTAACTGCAGCAGGTGGCGAAAATGCAGGAAAGCGAGTTTTCGATTCGGGTGGAAAGACTTCATTTGGTGCGGGACAATTTTTTAAAGTGGGGAATAGAAAAAAAATTGAAAAAGTTGATTATACAATAAAATTACCAATACCATCCAATATTCAAGATGGAAATTCTGTAAAATTTACTGAAGGAAGTTTAGATGGATTGACTGCTCAAGTTCTTGGTTTAGTTCAAGATGCATTTAAAGATCCAAACGATGATCCAGCTCAAATAATAACTAATTTGTTAAGATCTGGAACGAGTCTTGCATTGGATCCTGGTGCTCATGAGTATTTTTTAAGATCTCTGGCAACTGCAGCTGCTAATATTCCTTTTGGCGGAAACTTAACTCCATCTCAGTTATTGGCAAGAACAACTGGCAATATTTTAAATCCAAATATGGAATTATTATTTGATGGTGTCAATTTAAGATCCTTTAAATTTTCATTCAAAATGACTCCAAGGAATAAAACAGAAGCACAAAAAGTTAAAGAAATTATACACTTATTAAAAAGAAGTATGGCGCCTGGATTTGGAAATGAAGGATTTAATCAAGAAAAGGCATCTACCATTACAAATTTATATCTAACCACTCCAAAAATTTTCAAATTGACCTATATGAAAGGCAATTCTCCCCATCCATTTTTACACAAGTTTAAAGATTGTGCTCTCACAGATATATCAGTAAATTATACGGGTGAAGGGACATATGCAACTTATGGTGGAACAAATAGTGATGGGGGCGGAACTCCAGTCTCTATGGTTATGGATCTTGGATTTAAAGAACTTGAACCGATTTATAATGGAGACTATTCCGATTCTGATAATGGAGTAGGATTCTAAAATGGGATACTTCAGAGAACTACCAGATTTAGATTATCAATCATTTCTTTCCGACAGTATCTCGTCGCAAAGTTACTTAAGAGTCAAAAACTTATTCAGAAGAAATAAATTACGTGATGATCTTAAAGGTATCTTTACTATCTTCAACAAGTATGAGATTGTCGAAGGTGCAAGACCAGACACCGTAGCAGAGGAATACTATGGTGATGCAGAACTTGATTGGGTTGTTCTGATGACTGCTGGAATCTTGAACGTCAGAAACGAATGGCCCCTATCAAATCATGATCTTTATAGATATGCAGAAAACTTATATGGCACATCACTCAATGATGTTCATCACTATGAAACCATCGAAGTGAAAGATTCTGATGGGAAACTAATTCTTCCTTCAGGAAAGATTGTAGATTCAGATTTTAAAATTTATTATTACGACAACGACCAATACTATACAAATGATACCACTGTTTTGGGTGAAAATGTAACAAGAATCAGCAATCCTGTTGTGGCAATTGAGAATTATGAATATGAGGTCAGAAAAAATAACGAAAAGTCTTCGATTTATCTTCTCAAACCTCAATATCTACAGCAATTCTTGAATGATATGAGACAGATTATGATTTATGATCGTTCTTCACAATATATTGATGAGTCATTAATTCGCACCGAGAACACCAGAGTCACAATGCCATAAAAAAGGGGAGGTTTCCCTCCCCAATCTTATCACTCGGCAAGTTTTGCAAAGTAACTCAGAGTATCATCATCCTCTTCATCGTAAGAAGAAGACTTAGAAGAACTTAGATTACTCAGTTCGGTACGAAGATCTTCATCAAGGTCACGAACCGGACCACGGGAAGTCTCTTCCTCATCGGCAACCTCAGGGTCTTGACGACGAGTTCCTTTGTTACCAAGAACATAATCAAGACGATTCTTCAGTTCATCATAGGACTTGAACTGATCGGGAGCAACGAGTTCTGCAAGAGAATACTGCTTCTTCCAGATTGCTTCCATTGCATCATCATCATCAAGCAGAGCACCTTGTGCGGCAAACTCACTGGAATCATAGTTACGATAACCAGCAACGTTCTTTGCCTTCAGTTTGAAGTTAGCACCCTGCCAGAAGTCAAACGGATCGATAGGAGTCTCATCTTCAAATTCAGGTTGCATTGCGGCAGTGATCTTATCAAAGATTTTCTTACCAAACTTATAAAGGAAGACTTTACCTTCGTTAGCAGGATTAGCAGGATCTTTGACCACATAGATGTTGGCAACATAAGTCAGTTTACGTTTCTGCTTACGTGCAACTTCTTTACCAGCATCAGTACCATTGTTCCAGAGTTCAGAGTTCAGTTCTGACACAGGATCTTTCTGATTGAGAGTGGTGAGAGAGTTCTCAATAAACCAACCACCAGGACCTTGGAATGCGTGGGAATACAGTTTCACAAACGGCAGGTCTTCACCGTCAGGTGCTGGGAGGAAACGAATGATTGCATAACCATTCTGTGCTTTATCACATTCGAGTTTCCAGAGACGATCATCACCAGATGATGCGTTATTATTCATTTTTTCTACTTCTTTAACCAGTTTCGCAGTCAGCGAACCAAGTTTAGATTGCTTTTTAAGATCTGAGAAGGACATTTAGATACCTTGGATAGTTTTGGATTTGTTGGATTACTTAGATAGTATAGCAAGGACGGTCTCAGTTGTCAAGAAATTGCTTGAGAGACTCAATCGTTTTGTTCATACTACTGAAAAGTAAATTCATATCTGTGTCGGGAGGAAATCCCATAATTACCACAGATTTTTTCAGATTCTCTTTCATCTCAACCGCTTGTGGGTCATCAGAAAGAGAAAGTCTTGTGTACATAATGCGCTGCTTTTCCAATAACAACGTCATTTTT